CGGCCCCCCCCCGCCCTATGCGACCAGGCATGGCGCGCGCGCCCAAGCTCCGAGCTTGTGAGGCCATGGGCTAGGGCGCCAGGCATGACGCGCGCTGGCCATGCTTAGGCTTGCTCATGCTTAGGCTGATAAATCGTTAGGTTACCTAATAGAATGTGAGCCTAAGGGTAAGGGGGCCTTCGAACCCGGGGGCCCGGCTACGCGTATGTGTATAGGCCCCCCACCCAAACGGGACAGCCCTACGAACATATTGCCCCGCCATCCCCCAGATTTTGGAAAATCCATTTTGAGATATTGCGGTCCCATGCCACAAAGCGTCACCAGTCTTCCTCCCGACCTCGGACTGGCCTAGCGGCGGGGCGTGGGCGCAAGTCCCCCCGCTGCTCTTTTCACGAATATAAAACTCGTGTTAAGCTGTCCTCAAAGCAAGAGGACGGTTGATGACACGCAATGCGCATACCTTTGTGAAGAACAGCGAGCCAGGAAAGAAGCAGCCAGGCAGGCCCAAGGGCGTCCCGAACAAGACCACGGCGCTGGCGCGGGAAGCGATTGCGCGGTTCGTGGACGGGAACTGCGAGAACCTGCAGAAATGGCTGGACGAGATTGCGGATCGGGATGGTCCGCAGGCGGCGTTCAAGTGCCTGATGGACGTGGTGGAATATCACGTGCCCAAGCTTGCCCGGGTAGAGACGACGGGCAAGGATGAGGGGCCGATTGAGTACGTGGTGTCTTGGAAGACGGATGAATTGAGCGCCACGCCTTCTCAAAAGCTAATCAATGGCTGAGCGCAGGGTTATCCTGGACTATGTGCCGAGGGGCGCGTTCAAGGAATTCCACAATCGCAAGCAGCGGTGGGCATGTCTGGTGGCGCATCGGCGGGCCGGCAAGACGGTAAGCGCGGTCAATGACATCATACGCGGCGCGTTCATGTGTCAGAGCCCAAATCCGCTCTTTGGGTACATTGCGCCGTACCGTAGCCAGGCCAAGAGCGTGGCATGGGACTATATCAAGCGGTATGCGGCTCCGATTACGAAGGCGGCGAACGAGGCTGACCTGACGGTGGAGTTGTATAATGGCTCCAAGATCCGGCTTTTCGGGGCGGATAACGCTGATGCGATGCGCGGTCTGGGTTTTGACGGCATCTACATGGACGAATACGGGGATTTCAAGCCAAGTGTCTGGGGACACGTGATTCGGCCGACGCTTTCGGACAAACAGGGCTGGGCGGTGTTCGGTGGCACGCCGAAAGGCAAGAATCAGTTCTGGGAAGTGCACCAGATGGCCCGATTGAATCCGAAAGAGTGGTTCAACCTGACTCTGAAGGCGTCCGAAAGCAAGATTTTGCCGCAGTATGAGTTGGATGAGGTCAAAAAGCAGATTTCTGAAGACCAGTACATGCAGGAGTACGAATGCAGCTTCGAAGCGGCCATTTTGGGGGCGTTTTACGGCATTGAGATGCGTGAAGCGACGGAGCAGGGGCGCGTTGGAACGGTCGAATATGACCCGTCATTGCCCACTTACACCGCTTGGGACCTTGGATATCGCGATGATACCGCGATCTGGTGGTATCAGGTCATGCACAAGGAAATTCACGTCTTTGACTACTACGCGGTGTCGGGTGCGGGCATTGACGAGATAGCCAAGGTGGTCATGAGCAAGCCGTACCACTACGGCAAGCACTATCTACCGCATGATGCGCGGGCAAAGACGCTGGCGGCGCAGGGAAAGAGCATAATCGAGCAATTGGGCGCTCACCTGGGCATGACGAACATGGCGATTGTGCCCGAACTCAGCGTTCAGGATGGTATTCAGGCGGTCAGACAGACTTTGCCCCGGTGCTGGTTTGACGAGCTGAAGTGCCTGGAGGGAATCGAGGCGCTTAGGCAGTACCAGCGCGAATATGACGAGGACAAGAAGTCCTATCGGGCGTCACCCCGGCATGACTGGACAAGCCACCCGGCGGACGCATTTCGGATGCTCGCTATCTCCTGGCGCACTGAGCCTAAGGATCCCGCACCTAGCTATGGCCGGCCGCTTATTGTAGGACCGGGAAATATGGCTACACTCAATGATATGTGGGCTTCTAGGCCAAAAATCAGGAGAATTCGGATATGAGCGGCGTAAATAACCCATATCGCTACCAATACGAACATGTTTCCGCTAGCACCACGGCGCAGGTTCTGGGTACGGCGGGCGCTGTTGGCGATTATATTCACCGCCTTGTCTGCACGGTCACGACTGGCGCGACGGGAAATGTTGTTATTGTTGACGGCGCGGGCACGGGCATTCTTACGCATACCGTTGTTCCTGCCAGTGTGTCCCTGGTCCCTGGATGTTACAGCATTGAAATCAACGCCGTGTCTGCCAATGGCGCGTGGAAAATAACTACCGGCGCTGGCGTTGAAGTCATGGCTGTCGGCATCTTCTCTGTTTAAGGACGTAGCCGATGGACATCGTGGCCCCGCCTTTGCAGAGATGGCTTAACGTCATCCATGCCTATGACAATGAGTTCAAGAAGTGGGATGCGCGGACCACGAAGATTATCCGTCGTTATCGCGACGACATCCGCAACAATGGGGCTACGGGCTCCGAGGCGGCGCGATTCAACGTGTTGTGGTCGAACGTCCAGACGCTGATCCCGGCGGTCTATTCCAAGCTGCCCAAGGCCGATGTCAGTCGCAGATTCAGCGACAATGACCCTGTGGGCCGGGTGGCGTCATTGCTGATTGAGCGCGCGCTGGACTACGAGATTGAGCACTACCCCGATTTCCGTTCGTCTATGAAGAATTGCGTTGAGGATCGGTTCCTCGGCGGTCGTGGCGTGGCATGGGTTCGATATGATCCGCATCTGCGTAAGCAGGATGTACCGGAAGATGGCTACCAGATCACTGAGGACGTGGAGACGGATGAAGCCGGCGAAGGCGGTGACATCCACAACCCGACCGCCGGCAACGAAGGCGAACCGGAAGAAATAGAGTACGAGTGCGCGCCGACCGATTACGTGCACTGGCGCGACTTTGGCCACAACTGCGCCCGCACCTGGGAAGAAGTCACCTGCGTATGGCGCTGGGTCTATATGACCCGCAATGCGCTGGAGGAGCGTTTCCCCGACAAGGCTAAGCAGATCCCCACCGATACGAGCCCCGAGGGGCTTACGGGCTATGGACAGACGCGCAAAGAGAACAACACGGCCAAAATCTGCGAGCTTTGGGACAAGGAAAGCGGCAAGGTTTTCTGGCTGACCGAGGGCATCCCGGAGATTCTGGACGAGCGTGACGATCCGCTTGAACTGGAGGGCTTCTTCCCCTGCGCCAAGCCGCTCTATGCGACCACCACCAGCGACAGCCTGATTCCGATCCCTGACTTCGTGCTTTATCAGGACCAGGCCAACGAACTGGACATCCTTACTGACCGCATCGACGGGCTGGTGAAGGCGCTGCGGGTCAGAGGCGTCTATGACGCTTCCCAGCCGGCCCTACAGCGCCTTCTGACCGAGGGCGACAACAACACGCTCATTCCCGTCGATAAGTGGATGGCGTTCAGCGAAAAGGGCGGCCTGAAGGGCAGTATCGACCTTCTGCCCCTCAACGACATCGCCAACGCCCTGCTGCAATGCTATCAGGCGCAGGCCAATATCAAGGGCCAGATCTACGAAATCACGGGCATTTCGGACATCATCCGGGGCCAGACGGCGGCGTCGGAGACGGCTACGGCGCAGCAGATCAAGGGCCAATATGCCGGCCTTCGCCTGCGCGCCCTGCAAGAGAGCGTGGCGCTGTTCGCTACGGAACTCCTGCGGCTCAAGGCACAGATCATCTGTTCCAAGTTCCAGCCTCAGACCATCCTCATGTACGCCGCTGCGGCGCAGATGTCGGAGGCGGACCAGCAGCACATCCCTGAAGCCATGCAGCTTATTCAGTCCGACGCCCTGCGGGCCTTCCGCATCGAGGTCGCGGCTGACAGCCTTGTGCAGCTTGACGAGACGCAGACCAAGCAGGAGCGGGTCGAGTTCATCAACGCGCTCGCCAACTTCATGCGCGAGGCCCTGCCGGTCGGTCAACAGACGCCCGAGCTTGTGCCCATGCTGATGCAGGTCATTCGGTTCGGCGTGGCTGGATTCAAGCAGGCCCGGCAGATCGAAGGCAGCATCGACCAGGCGCTTCAGAAGCTTGTCGCCAAGGCTGCGCAAGCCGAGCAGAATCCCAAGGCAGACCCGGAAGCCATGAAGATCCAGGCAGAGCAACAGGCGGCCCAGGCTGAGCTACAGGCCAAGATGCAGATTGAGCAGGGCAAGGCTCAGTCCGACATGCAGATCGAGCAGATGAAGGCTCAGATGCTGCAACAGTCCGAGCAGCAGCGCCAGCAGTTCGAGGCGCAGATGAAGATGCAGGAGATGGCCGCTCAGGAGCAATTCGAGCGGTGGAAGGCGGACTTGGACGCCTCTACCAAGATCATGGTCGCGCGGATCTCGTCTAATCCCGGCGTTGATGTCCCGCTGCTGGAAGTGCAGCAGGCAGCGGCTGATAACATGACCAGCGCCCTGAACGAGAACGTGCGTCAGGTCATGGACACGATACACGAGGCGCACGGCAATATGGCGAACATGCACGGAGAAGCCATGCAGAGGCTAGACCAAGCCGTGCAGCACATGGCCGCGCCCAAGCGGATCGTGCGCGGGCCTGATGGCCGTGCGATTGGCGTTGAAGTGGCTCAATAGGAACGCAAAATGGCCTTAACGCTAACTCACCCGTTTGTTTCTGCCATCCCCGATGGATCGGATGCTACCGTTGTCCGTCCGTCCAACTGGAACGCAAACCATACCGTTGCGGGGACATTGGACGTAGCCAACGGCGGCACTGGCGTTGCGGTGTCTACGGGCAGCGTGGCTGTGGTGCTATCTAACTCGCCTACGCTGGTAACGCCAAATTTAGGCACGCCTTCTGTTTTGGTCGGCACTAACATTACTGGAACCGCTGCTGGGCTTACGGTTGGCAACGTTACGACCAACGCAAACCTAACCGGGGCCATCACAAGCACTGGCAATTCAACTAGCTTAGGTTCTTTCTCGTCGGCAAACCTTGCTGCTGCCCTAACGGACGAAACGGGCTCTGGCGCTGCCGTCTTCGCCACGTCCCCGACGCTTGTCACACCTGCCCTGGGAGTCGCCTCCGCAACCTCAGTCAACAAAATCACGATTACCGCTCCGGCCACGTCTGCGACCCTCACCGTTGCTGACGGCAAGACCCTCACGGCCTCCAACTCAATCACCCTGGCGGGCACCGACAGCACCACCATGACCTTCCCACCCGCATCCGCGAGCGTGGGCTACCTCAATATCCCGCAGAACAGCCAGTCCGCCGCCTACACCACGGTCCTGGCCGATAGCGGCAAACACATCCTGCACCCCGCGTCTGACAACAACGCCCGCACCTTCACCATCGACTCCAACGCCAACGTCGCCTACGCGGTCGGTACGGCCATCACCTTCGTCAATTTGATCAACACCGTCACCATCGCCATTACCTCTGACACCATGTACCTCGCGGGCGCTGGAACCACGGGCTCCCGCACTCTGGCCGCCTACGGCACCGCCACGGCGGTCAAGGTCGCCACGACCACCTGGATTATCTCTGGCTCAGGGCTCACCTGATGTCGGGAATTCTTCAGGCTCTATTCGCGGCTAAGGGGTCTACCCCCGCATCTTTCGACTACCTTATCGTCGCTGGCGGCGGCGGCGGCGGTTACAATGGCGGCGGCGGCGGCGGCGGCGGTGTCCTATACGGAACCACCACGCTTTCGGCCGCCACCTATCCGGTCACGCGCGGAGCAGGAGGCACTGCCGGCGCTGGCGCTGCGGTCGGCAACGGCGGCACGTCCACCTTCAACAGCTTGACAGCCACGGGCGGCGGGGGCGCAGGAGACGCGGGCAGTAGCGCCGCAGGCGCGGCGGGCGGTTCTGGGGGTGGGGCGTATTATAGCAGCAGTTCCGGCGGCGCAGGCACTGGTGGACAAGGTTATGCAGGAGCGCCCGGGTTCGCAACGGGCGTCAGTGGTGGTGGTGGTGGCGCTTCTGCGGCTGCAACCAATCAGAACGGCAAAAACGGCTACACCTCCAGCATCTCTGGCGCGTCTGTCATCTACGGCTCAGGCGGCGGGGGCGCTGCTCAAGATGGTTATGGCACGCCCGGCACGGCCGGAAGCGGCGCGGGCGCAGGCACCACAGGTTCTGCCGGGGGCGCAGGTACTGCC